AGAAAAAACATGTTGAAAGACCTGGCGTACATGCCAAGACTAAGACATCTTTTTTAAAGACATCAAAGAACTATAAGAAAAAATATAAAGGACAAGGACGATGAAAGCAGCAAATTATCAGATAAAAACACCAAGTGTAAATGACTTGTTGTTTGGTACTAAAAACTCAAGCGGAGATACTGTTAACTTTAAAATACAGGATGTAGTTAACTTAACTCAAACTCCGTCTATTGTATCTACAAATACGTTAATTTCTGCTACAATATCAAACATTAATACTTATTTTACTGGTACGGCTGGTGCAAGTTTTGCTGTTACACTGCCAACTGCTAGTGCTAATATCGATGGTCTTAAGTATGTGATTATGTCTACTGCAACTAGAGCTACTACTACTTGGGTAACACCTGGTGGATCTATTGTTGGAGCTCCTTCTACACTAACAGCAAACACACCAGTTTGTTTTCAGTACAATAATAGCGACACTACTTGGTACATATCTATGTAATTTGTCACTAAATTTTACTATATTTGTGACTTAATTCTAAATTAAATAAAATGGCAAAAGAAAAGAAAATTACTCAAGAAGAGTTAGACAAACTTAGATCTTTAAATCAAACTTACAGAGATCTTAAATTCCAAATCGCTGACATTGAAGTTTCATTTGAACGAATGAAAAGTCAAAAGATGGCATCACTAGCTAATCTAGAAACATCTGCATTTGATTTATCACAGTTTCAAGATGAGTTAGTGTCCAAGTATGGAGACATTAAAATCAATCTTCAAACAGGTGAATATAATTAGAAAAATATCAGTAGGTCCTGACTACATGAAGTCAATGCACTATGTGGTAGGTCAAGATGTTCTAAGAGGAAACGGGTCTATAGATACGATCTTAATGGAGTCTGATTTATCTATATCTATTTATATACTAAATCAAGACAAAGAGATTGTAAAGTGGAAAAGTTTCTCTGCTTCAATGCCAGTATCTATTGAGTACAACATAGATTTCTGATGAAGTCTCCACATCATTTTATCATAAAACCTTACAATAGTAGGCGTTATGACAACATACGTAAGTATGGTGAAGTTGATTTTATTATAAGCACATCACAGGAAGACCACACTGTATCTAACAGACTCGGTGTGGTTGTTTCTGTTCCAATAAACTATGATGGTCCAATAAAGAGTGGCGATCATGTGATAGTTCATCATAATGTATTTAAGTTCTACTATGACATGAAGGGTAACCAGAAGAGTAGCTGGCATCACTTGTTTGATGATTACTTTATTATAGAATCTGATCAGTTGTATCTATATAAAGACCCAGAAGGAGAATGGATGTCACCATATCCGTTTTGTTTTGTAAGACCTATAAAGAATCAAGACAAAATTATCTCAACTGCTGGATCTAGAGAAGATCTATGGGGAGAGCTTGTATACTTTAACAATTTACTTAAAGATGTATCAAAGGGTGATATTGTAGCTTTTTCTCCAGATAGTGAGTACGAGTTTAGAATAGACGATGAGGTACTTTATAGAATGTATAACAAGAATATATGTCTAAAAAAATAGAGTTAATACAAGCAGCAAAGATAGCTGTTGATGAGTTGATAAAGGTTCTTAAGGAACCAATAATCACTCATGCTGAGGATGACATATCTGCTGATAAGTTAAAGAATGCTGCATCAGCAAAGAGACTTGCATTTGAGGATGCCATATATATGTTGGGTAAGATTGACGAGGAAGAGAACAAAGATACGCAGCAGCCTGTTGCTCAAATTGAATTTGGTAAGCATGGTTTTGCAGAGGGCAAAGCAAAAATAAAGAATGGAAAATAATCTGTATACTGTTCTTGAAGACTATGTAAGTAAGTCTACAATCTCTAATAAAAATAGGAGAAAGAACTGGGAGTATGGATACAATAAAGATCATGACCTTGTAGTTATATCTAAGGATGGAACAATAGGTGATATATACAATATAAGCGGACTAAAGGTAGCTCTACCATCTGTTCCAGATGAGGTAGAAGACAGAGGTTCTAGGTGGCAGGCTGTTGAGTATCCAAAAGAACTTCAAAGAATAAAGAGCATATTTGACTGGAATAGAAAGGACAACGCATTCAAGGTTCAGTACGTAGACTATATAGAGAAAGAGTTTGACAGGAGAGATAACGGTTTTTGGTTTGTAAATAACGGAAAGCCAACGTACATAACTGGGACTCACTACATGTATCTACAGTGGACCAAGATTGATATTGGTCTTCCAGACTTTAGGGAGTCAAACAGAATATTTTATATATTTTGGGAGGCATGCAAGGCAGACAACAGATCTTTTGGTATGTGCTACCTAAAGAACAGACGTTCTGGATTCTCTTTTATGAGTTCAGCAGAGACGTGTAACACAGGAACAATTGTAAGGGACTCTAGGATAGGTATACTATCAAAGACTGGTAGCGATGCTAAGAAGATGTTTACCGACAAGGTTGTACCAATTATAAGAAACTATCCGTTTTTCTTCAAGCCAATACAAGATGGGATGGATAACCCAAAGACTGAGTTGGCGTTTCGTGTACCTGCTAGTAAGATTACTAGAAAGAACATGGACGAGGAAAAGACTGAGGACATAGAGGGACTAGACACAACCATTGACTGGAAGAACACAGCGGATAACAGCTACGATGGTGAGAAACTATTGTTGCTTGTTCATGACGAGAGTGGTAAGTGGGAGAAGCCAGAAAACATTTTAAATAACTGGCGAGTAACTAAGACCTGTTTACGTTTAGGAGCTAAAGTCATTGGTAAGTGTATGATGGGATCAACGTCAAACGCACTACCAAAGGGTGGTGAGAACTTTAAGAAGTTGTATAACGATAGCAGTGTGGCTCAGAGATCAGCTAATGATCAGACCAAGAGTGGTCTATACTCGTTGTTTATTCCAATGGAGTGGAACGTTGAGGGATACATCGATGAGTTTGGTTGGCCAGTATTTGAGAATCCAGAGAAGTCTATAAATGGTATAGATGGAGAGATGATAAGTACAGGTGTAATAACTTGGTGGAACAACGAGGTTAATGCACTTAAGTCAGACTCTGATGCGCTTAACGAGTTCTATAGACAGTTCCCTAGAACTGAGTCTCATGCGTTTAGAGACGAGTCTAAGCAGTCTATATTCAACTTGACTAAGATATATCAGCAGATTGACTATAACGACTCTCTAATCAAGGAGAAGTTCTTGACTAGAGGATACTTCCACTGGAAGAATGGTGAAAAAGACACTGAGGTGATCTGGACTCCAGATAAGAATGGTAGATTCTTGGTGTCTTGGATACCAAAACAGAATTTAAGAAATAATGTTATAACTAAAAATGGGAAAAAGTATCCAGGTAATGAACATATGGGAGCGTTTGGTTGTGATCCTTATGACATATCGGGTGTTGTTGGAGGAGGTGGCTCTAACGGTGCTCTCCATGGTATGACCAAGTTTCATATGTCTGAAGGTCCAACTAATGAATTCTTTTTAGAGTACATAGCTAGGCCGCAGACGGCTGAGATATTTTTTGAGGATGTACTAATGGCTTGCCATTTTTATGGAATGCCAATACTAGCAGAGAACAATAAGGCAAGGCTATTGTATCACTTTAAGAATAGAGGATACAGAGGGTTTGCAATGAACAGGCCAGACAAGAACATGAACAAGCTATCAAAAACTGAGCTTGAGATAGGTGGTATACCAAACTCTAGCGAGGATGTTAGACAGGCTCATGCGTCATGTATAGAGTCTTACATAGAAGAGTATGTTGGATTTGATATAGAAGGAACGTATAGAGATCCAGAGACTATTGGTTCTATGTACTTCAACAAAACACTTGAGGATTGGGCCAGGTTTGACCCGATGAATAGGACTAAATACGATGCTTCAATTAGCTCTGGTTTGGCAATAATGGCAACAAGAAGACATATGTTTACCCCAGAGAGAAAAGAATCAAAAATTAGTATTAAATTTGTAAGATATAATAATCAGGGCAGTCACAGCAAAATTATAGAATAGAATGGAGAAACCATC